GGATCTGAATAATCCATTACGCAATAGCGTATATCAAGAATTTCATCGGGGATTTTATTCAAATCATACGCTTTATTTTCATTTGTTAGAATATTAATTTTGCTTACCTCTTATAAGTTGTGTTCAGTTCGTACATTTCTTCTACTTCTCGTTCTGTATAACGTGCTCTTAAGAATGCCTTCTCAACGCTACCATATTTTAGTGCCAACATGGTTAAGGTACTTGTTGTATTATCCTCATCGTATACATAGTGAATTAAATTGTTTATTTGAAAATTATTTACTCTTACTTCATAGATTCCTACAAACACACCGATAATTTCATAATGTTCTAAAAATCTCTGAAACGCACCCAAATCTGAAACAGACAATTTTGTTTTTACACTTTTCATCAATAATCCAATTTCTTAATGCTAAACGGATATTCGGCCTCAGAATAAAACTTTTTCCGCTTTGTCAAGTGTCGTTTAGAGAATTTACAATTTGAACAGACATCATAAACGTTCACAAAGTCCTTATCTGGGGCAACTCTAATACCGCGACCAATACTCTGAATAACACGCACAAAACTTTTACCTGCCTCAAACAACACAAGATTAAAAATACGAACAATATTGATGCCCGTAGACGCTACACCATAAGTGGCAATAATAACCTTTCCGTCGACTTCTTGAACTTCTTTATATTCGTCTTTACGATCCTTTGATTTCATCTTGCCAGAGACGAATACAGAATCTGGTATAAGCAATTGTAACTTTTCTCCAGTCTCAATGCGATCAACTAGTATAAGTGTGTTGCCACTCTCAGACATCTCAATAACCTTAGTCGCTAAGAACTTCAATCTCTTTTGATTAGTTGTTAGCCACTTTAGTTCAGATTGATAGTTGTCAAATGCAGTTTCACCTAAATCCTGCATCTGCCAAACATTAACATGTAATTGAGCTAAGAGTCCCTTGTCTTGGAGTTCTTTTGTATTAATTCTACCAAGTAGTGGGCCAATACAAGCAATAACGGAAACACTATCATACTCTTCCTCCGGCATTGTTCCGGTCAATCCCCACCTTACTGGGGCATTCTTCAAATAGCTCGATAATAACTTTCTCAATACATCGGCTTTTGCTTTGTGAACTTCGTCTACTATAACGCAAACTACTCCCTCGAAGAAATCGTTTATATCTATCTCTAAATCTATTTCTTTCGAGCGCTTTGCTAGGCTTTCCAAACTTTGCCATGTACATATTGTATGGGTTTTTAGATATTCTTTTCTATCACCGAAGAATACACCCACATCTAATCCTAAATTTTTATAATCATCTTCGGTTTGTGTTACTAAATCCTTTGTGGGAACAATTACGATGCTGCGACCGTAAGGTTGAACCTTATGGCTTAAAATCGCCGTAATTAGTGTTTTTCCCGAGCCTGTAGGGGCAATATTTACACCAGTAAGGTTGTTAAGGTAAGAATTAATTACCTCAACCTGGTGATCCTGAAGAATAATAGGATCACCGACGCGCTGATGTCCTTTAGGCCATCTAATATCTGAATAACTATCTTCTTCTACTTCATCAAAGATAAACTCATGCGTGGTATCTCTGAGATCCTCAATTTCAATTTCATAACCCTGAGATTGTACCACAGGCAGAAGTCTATCTAGAAGATTAATAAAACTACGGCCGCCTATATCACAAAAGGATTTCATACCATCCCAATGTCCGAGCTTATAAGATGGCATGTGTCTTGCGTATTCTAGGAAATACTTTACTGAGTCATAAAGTTTTCTACGAGTTACAACATCAAGTCCTTCGAATTTGATATTAACTTCATCTTGAATTATTAATTTACAAGTTGACATTATAAGCTCGCATCATCCAAACCAGCTACACGTAATTTTATTATATGCCCAGTCATGAAATTTTTCGCTTCGAAGCCTTTCGAAATACCCAAAAACTTATTTCTTAACAGAGCAACTTCATTTACCAACAATGTTGAATCGACAATTGCCTGTACCCCATCAACATATTTTTCAGCATCTCTAGAGCTAAGAGATTTTTGATATGCTTCTAAGAATTTCTTAAACTCGGCCGATCTTTCCTTGCGCAATTTGATATTTAGGTATTCTAACACGGCCTCAATCTCTTGTAATTGAGCAAACCGTTGTTCCACCAATCCGGGAAGTTCTCCAGCATGTGTTTCTAGAGACTTACCCTTTAGTGATAATTCTCTTCGGGCAGTCTCTAATTCTGTCTCATAATAATCTATGAAATCAGCAATATTTGAGAGATCTGAGGTTATTTTATAGTACCACGAGCTCATAGATCTGATTCTTTTTCGGGCTTACCTATCTTGTCATTTAACTCATTAATTTTATTTGACAGGTCGACATATTCGGAAATTGTCTTAACATTTGCTAATTGACGAGATAGTTCATCTCGTTTCCAGACAAGATGATCTTTCGTCAATTTTTCAAATACTTCTTTTTCACTCACAGCTGATGCACTCGTTTAATAGCAATTTCCATTGCTTGAACCAATAATACTGCTTTCTGAGTTCTGGACATTAATACTCTTTTAATAGCCATAGCACGCGGAGGGACACCTAGGTCTTCTGCCAAGGCCTTATGTACCCTGGTCAAATTTACTGGTTCTGAAATCCAAGTAACGTAGTCGGCACCCACAGTCACATCTCGCATATTTGCTTTGAACTGCTGGACTTGCGTAATGGATTTCAGAACATCCTTGTTCTTAATCGTTTCAAGTAATAATTCTCCAAACTCTTTAGCGGTCATCATCAAATTCTTCCTCATCTTCACTAAATTCATCGTCTGATAAATGACTACGAGCGGCGGCCCGCATTTCTTTATCAAGATCTTGTTCTAAAAGATCATTCTCAACGAGTCCAAATTCATCAAACACAACAACAATTATGTCTGCTACCTCTAGTCTCTCTTTTGGCGGAATATGTGATTTAATTCTAGACCACAATTCTAGTAATAATTCGTGATTATCATTAACCATTTTTATACCTCTTCACCTGTTTCTGAATCTTCTTTTTCGCTTGCCTTAACCTTAGTAATGAATTCGGACATTACCAAATCCATAATTCCGTTTTCATTTCTATTCCATTCTTTCCTGAAATACTTATGAATTTCCCCATTGAGATCAACATAGAAATATCTATTACCGTCCTTAGTGACGAATTTTTTCTTTTCTATTAAATCAAAGAATCCGCTATATGGTGACATTCCGGTGTCGTATGGAATCTGAAGTTCAATATCCTCGAATGGTTTGTTGAATCTCGTCTTCATTACCTTACAACCTGCGCGAATACCTTGTACTTCGGATACTTTATTTCCTTCGGCATCTTCTTTTAATTTAAGCTGTTTCATAGCAACAACAATACTCGATGCGTAGACCGGACCTGAACCACCACTAATTTTATCATCCGGTGAATATGGATCCTGTGAACTATATGAATGATTTGTACAAACTAATCCAATGTTTAAATCACCGAACATGTTGAGACAATTTCTAACTAATGCCATAAGTTCTTTCGGCTTTGATCCAAAATCACCCTTCATCTCATTCTTTTCGAATTGTGCGGCGCCAATTGCCGATGACAACATTCCAATGGAATCAATCACAAATAAGATTTTCTGTCTGTCTTCGAGTGCCTGCTCTTTATATTCCTTAACAAAATCATTGATAATTTGTGCCGCATTGTTAATCTGCGATACGTTTAGTTTCAATAGTTTTCCCTCAGACGTATCGACACCTAGAGCATGTAGCCATGCTTCGTCCAACGCATTTTCTGTATCCATTACGATACAATAAATTCCTTGTTCTTGTGCGTTTTTTACAATGTTACCGGATACAACATAACTCTTTCCTGCACCCGATTGTCCTGAGAACATAGAAACTTTACCTAGAGGAATACCTCGTTGAAAATCTCCACTGATAAGATAATTTAGGGCATAATTGCCGGTTGAAATCCAAGTATTTGGATCATGAAATCCCGAGCTGA